GATGACGAGATGGATATGGGCGACGAAGAAGAGCCTGAGGAATCCTTTGAAGAAGAAAATGATTTCCAATATGAGAATAAGCAACCATTATCAGCCGCAGAACAAATGCGTGAATACGTAGAAAAGATTAGCGGACAACAATTTCCTGGACCAGGAAAAATGGGTGACAACGGTGCTTACACAAAATCACCAGTAGCAAGCAAAAACGATATGGGCGGAACAACTGCCAATATCCTTAACGGCGGCACAACCTCTGAAACAAACGTAGTAGGAAAAGGCGGAAAAGTTCAAGGAAATGGACATGCTGATCAGACACCAAAAGATATGAACACAGGTAACGTTAATGTCCCAGGTGGTAAAGCAGGAAAAAATACTTGGAAAAATAACTCATCTGGACATGGTGCCGAGAAAAAAGGTAAGCCTGAAACAGCTGATAAAGCAGCAGGAAGCCCATTGAACGGCGCTCCCAAGAGAGCAAAGTAATAAGGACTATTGATGAATTTACTTAGAGAACACTTAACGTTCGATCAAGCAGAAGTTATCGTTGAGAATGCCAATGATGGAAAAGACTTGTATATGAAAGGTATTTGTATACAGGGCGGAGTACGCAACGCAAATCAGCGAGTCTATCCTGTGAATGAAATTGGCAGGGCTGTCAGAACGCTCAGCGAACAAATTGCTGGAGGTTATAGTGTTCTTGGTGAGGTAGATCATCCTGAGGGCCTTACAGTCAATTTGGACCGTGTATCCCATATGCTTAACGAGATTTGGATGGACGGTTCAAATGGCTACGGCAAAATGAAGATTTTGCCGACACCAATGGGTCAAATAGTACGAACAATGTTAGAGAATGGAGTTAAACTAGGTGTTAGCAGTAGAGGATCAGGTAATGTATCCGAAGATGGGAATGGACAAGTGAGCGATTTTGAGATTATCACTATCGACGTTGTAGCACAGCCTTCTGCACCAGGAGCTTATCCAACACCAATTTACGAACATTTGATGAATAATAAAGGCGGATATCAGGCAGTGAGTATGGCAAAAGATAAACAGGCACAAAAATATCTAAAAGAATCACTGATTAATATAATCAGTAGACTCCAATAATAGGAGAAAATTTATGTTGGATGCACTTAACACATTATTAGAAAACAATGTTATTTCAGAAAATGTGCGACAAGAAATTCAAGAAGCATGGGAACAAAAAATCAAAGAGAACAGACTTGAAGTAACTGCTACATTGCGTGAAGAGTTTGCTCAAAAATATGAGCATGACAAAGACGTTATGGTAGAAGCTATTGATAAAATGGTTAGCAGTCGTTTAGAAGCAGAGATGTCAGAGCTTGCTGAAGACAGACGTCAACTTATTGATGCTAAAGCGAAGTATGTAAAGAAAGTTCACGAGAGTAGTTCACTAGTTAAGCACTTTGTTTCAGATCAATTGAAGAAAGAAGTAACAGAGTTACATTCTGATCAACGTGAGATGGCGCAAAAGTTCCGTATGCTAGAAGAGTTTGTTGTTGATTCATTAGCGAAAGAATTAACAGAGTTTCAAACCGATAAACGTGATTTGGCTAACACAAAGGTACGCTTGGTACGTGAAGCTAAATCAAAATTTAACAACATTAAAAAGTCATTCGTTGCAGAAAATGCACAGAAAATTCAAGGTATTGTTAAAAGAGTCCTTACATCAGAGATTGGACAACTTAAAGAAGACATTGAAATTGCTCGTAAGAACGACTTTGGGCGTAGATTGTTTGAGGCGTTTTCAACTGAGTATGCTAGTTCATACTTAAATGAAAAGTCTGAGACAGCTAAGTTGATGAAAGTTGTTAACATTAAAGAGCAACAGCTTGCAGAAGCTAAAGTTCTTATCTCAAAGCAAGGAACTGTTTTAAATGCTAAGGATAAAAAGATTACAAATATCCAAGAATCCATTAAGCGTGACAAGACAATTCGAGGTTTGGTAGAACCTTTAAGTAAATCACAAAAAACTGTTATGGTTGATTTGCTTGAGAGTGTTCAAACTAACCGCTTACAACAATCATTTGATAGATACTTACCCACAGTATTAGATGATAAACCAGTAAATAACACCCAAAAGGCACAACTAACAGAGGCAAAAGAAGTAACAGGCAATAAAGTAGAATCACAA